GGTTCCGCCGTAAGTCCGACTTGATTTTCTAGGAAAAAAATGTCATAGAATACCCATGAAATGTAACCTGAATCCCATAAAGTGCTATGAAAAAAGGTGAAACCAAGTTTGCCAAGAACCAAGCTGAGCTGGCTAAGATACTTGGGATAGACCGCAAAGCATGGTCTTCATGGAGACGTGATCCTAAGTATCGTAAAATCATGCCATGCCCTACCGCAGATGGGCGTTGGAACATCCAAGAGTGCAAAGATTTCATGGCAAAGTCTGGTGTCGCGTCCGATTTCAGGTCATTATCTAACCGGTCAGATATGATTGACACTAGGATAGAGCTAGAAAGGCTCAAAGTCGAAGAGAAGCAGGTTAAGATTGGGCTTATGCGTGGAGATTATGTTAGAAAGTCGATAGTCCAAGAAGTGTTCTCCAGGAATTTGTCGAAATTATTTACAAGGCTTCAGCGCATGTTAATAAACGAAATGCCTGGTCAGTTGATAGGATTAACTGAACCAGAGATAAGCCTGAAATTAAAAAGCACTCTTGAGCGAATAATGGAAGATGCAGAGACCGAGCAATCAGAGATTTCTTCGATAGGATCAGTATGATAGACAACGACGAAAAATGGTTAGAAGAAACATTCAGGAATAGCCTTCCAAGGATAACCAATGAAAACGTATGGCAGTGGTGCGAAAAGCACTTCGTTGTGGTTGGCTCAGCGCGGACAGAAATTTTCAACATAGATACCGCTCCATGGCTCAAGGAGCCGTTTGAATGCCTGACTGACGGCGTTACAAACACAGCAGTAGTCGTTGCCCCAGCGCAAAGCGGCAAGTCGCTTTTAGGAGAATGTGCAATGTGCTACTGGATTGGGACAGAGCCGAATGGTCCAATTCAATATAATTGGGAAACTGACAATAAAGGGAAGCAAAGGTGGACTGAGCGTGTTAAGCCGATCTTAAAGGCCTGTGACGTCGTCGCCTCTTTATGGCCTAAAACAAGGGCCGAGAATAAAGAGTGTCATGTAGTCTTCCCCCATTTGTTTTTCACAATGCAGGGAGTAGAGGCAGATAAAAACTTAGAATCTTCTTCCATTCGTTTTCAGATAAATGAGGAAATCCATGAATGGGCTGAGGGAAGGTTAAGGTTGGCCGACAAACGCTTGATGGCCTACTGGAATAGCTTTCAGCTTAATATTTCTACTGGAGGAATGGTAGGGGATCAACTGCATCAGAGGTGGGAGTCATCGACAAAGCGTAGGTGGCTTGAGCAGTGCCCTAAGTGTGGAGGTTGGCAAGCGTTCCATGTGAGGAAGAAGAAAGACGTTCTAGGAGGACTATGCTATGACTTGGAGGGAAGCACGTCTGTTGATGGAGTCATAGATTATGATAAGCTTGAGCAGTCTATTTTTTACGAATGCGAGCATTGTGGCTTCCATATGCTCGATAACATGGAAGAACGCAGACAACGATCTTTGAAAGGAAAATACGAAGAATATTCAGGCAAGCCAAAGTCCCAAGGATACACGTATGAAAACGTATCTGTGTATTGGGTTAAATGGATGCTAATAGTTCAGGAAAAAATAGAAGCATATGCGGCTCTTCGTAGAGGAAACTTAAAGCAATGGATTACATACATCCAAAGAGTAGAAGCCGGATTTTGGGATCCTGAAAATCGCCCACTGGCTGAGCTAGTAACGGTAACGAAGGGCGCGAAGATGGGCGAGGGACTTCCAAACCGTCAAATAAGGGCTATGACGGTAGATTACCAGCACGGATCGGTAAGGACTGGCATGGGAGAGCATTTCAAGATAATAATAAGAGATTGGACATCTGAGCTTGACAGCCAATTAGTCTTCGAAGGGGTCGCTTTATCTGATATTGATCTAGATGACATAAGAGCCAAATATGAAGTTGATCCAGCTTTCGTAATGATTGATTGCGGTTACCAAGGACCATACATCCATCAAGTATGTTGGAAATACGGATATCTGGCCGTTAAGGGAGCTTCTTCAAACAACGCCTTCAAGTATGAAACGGAAACAGAAGACGGGAAGAAAACATACAGCTATCGACAGTATTCAAATATGAGGACGGCTGACCCATTTACAGGAGACCAAGAAGGCAGGGAGGGCCGGTATAAGATTCAATGGCTATTTTATTGCCCTGATGCGATAAGAGATATTCTAGAAATGATCAGGGCGCAACATAACTGGATCGTGCCTGAAGATGTATCAGAACAATATAAAAAAGAAATACTATCTGAAGAGATTAGAGATGTAATAAATCCAACGACAGGACGTAAAGAATTGAAATGGTGCAAGGTGTCAAGCCATGCTCAAAACGATTATTTTGTATGTGAAGCTTATCAAGCACTTATGATAACAATCATGTCAGACTGTGGATTATTCCACTTAACCGAAGAGCTTAAGCCTAGAAAAAGAGAATTAGACAAAGGAACGGAGTTAAACAATGCCTAAGAAATCCCCGATAGACGAAAGCCAGATAGCTTACCAGAAGTCGATAGATTACGACAAGACTCTGTTAAGCCCAAAAGAAATAGCAGCAGCAATAAACGTTCACGTGACATACATTTACTGCGCATGCGGATATAAGCCTAATCCGTTTAGGTTTACAGCCGGAGTAGCTACCGTTAACGAGTTCAGGGGATGGCTAAGAAGAAACCCGCAATACAGGATGAGGGATGGGTATCTTTCTATTGAAAAAGTTATAGAAAAACGTGGTCCAATTCAGAATGAGTTGTTTAGCGAATAATTGCAATGTAGTGCGAAGACTGATGCAGTTGAACAAGTTATAACTTTCTGCCATGTTGGATTCATGGCAGCAACTGGAATACTAATAGACGTAGGATGCACAGAGGAAGAAGTCCTTGCGCTACGCTCTGCGGCCAAAACGGAGCTTCTTAATGGCGGAACAAGACCGATAGAATGGAAAACGAATAATAGCTCTGCCAAGCTTACATTTCCATTTTCTGCTCAGGAGCTTATAGACGAATGTAAATATGCTCTTTCTGTTTTAAACCCAACCACGTATGGAGAGGTTGGGATTGTTAGTTGGGGTAAGTTTGGTTTTAATACTTCCAACGAAGAGGTTTCTCTATGATCCTTGTAACCGCTCTAAAAGGATGGTTCTCAAGGTATCGTGGAGCACAGCACGTATATCCTGATGCGACTGAAGATCGCGATATAAATCTTCCTGATTATCTAGCCGACCATAAAGACTTAATCAGTAATATTGATTATAATACGATAAGGGCTGCCTGCCTTTATGTCTATAATCGGTTTCCTATTGTTCAGGGAGCAATCGCTGATAAGGCTAATTTCGTCGTTGGCAATGCTTGGAATGCTCAGTTCTACGGAGAAGATGACGAATGGGGCAATGAAGCCGAAAACTGGTTACTCAATTGGGGCAATGTTTGTGACGTAAGGGGCCAGCCATACAATTTTACAAGTAATCTTCTTCTAGGAGAAAAGACCTTTTTAAGCGTTGGAGAGTATTTCACATATTACAGGAAAAATCCTGATGGTTATCCTCTTAAGCAGACCCTTGAATCTTTTAGGATTGGGGACCGTTCTTCCATTAAAAGCTGGACAGACGACAAAGGACGAGAGTTTTCTGTAAGAAACGGTATCGCATATAATGCGGAAAGCCGTCCTATGTTTTATCATTTTCTTGGTGACACAAAAGATCAGGATGCTTGGATTCCGGCAAGAGATATTACACATCATTATAACCCTTTGTTTTTTTCTCAAGGAAGAGGGATCTCTCCTTTGGTTGTTGGTATCTTAGACTGGCTTGACGTACACGAATGCCGTGAAAACGAGAAGTTTGCACAGAGAATTTTTAGTTCTCTTGCAATGAAGTGGAAAACTCCTACTGGAAAACCTGATGCTAATGTTATAAGGTTCGGAAATAAAACCACTACAACAGCTACCGACGGATCGACTGCAACTGCTCCAATAGTAACAAGCAAAAAAGGCGGGATTCGTTGGCTAATAAGTGGCAAAGAAGACTTAGAGCCTTTCGAGACAAACCGTCCGGGCATCAATACTCAGACATTCGAAGAAACAGTCGTTCGTGGTGCGCTTATAGGCCTTGGTTGGGGATATGAACAAGTAGTAAAGTCAACGCTTTCAGGCGCGGCTGTTCGCAGAGACATTTCTAAATGCCAGCGGTCCGTAGAGGCGGAGCAGGGAGCTATGATCCCATTTTGGATGCATGAAGTCAGATGGGCTGTTGCGTGTGCCATTCAGATGGGGATTCTAAGACAATCTACTGAATGGTGGATGTTTGCTCCTCAGCTTCCTACCAAAATGACTGCTGACGCGTTCAGGGACGATGATTCAGAGCGCGAGAACTATAAGCTAGGAACTACTACCCTTCAGGACATTTCGTCGCGTCGTGGGCAGTTTTGGAAAGACATTCGTATCCAGAGGGAGAAAGAAGCCAAAGACCTCTTGGATCGAGCGAAGAACATTATGAAAGACTATCCAGAGCTTTCATTCAATGACTGCATAAACCTCTTGGAACAGCGCACTCCAAACGGAAATGCGTCAACGTCTAATAACGACAAAGACAACGACACGAATGACAGCAAAGAAAGGACCAGCAGTAATGACACCAAGAAATAATATGCTGGCACAACATTTTGTGGGACAGCCACTCGCACTTTGCGAGCAAGGGGCGCGACAACTCGTAGCTTCGTTTACAGTTCCATTGGCCTCTGATAACTTCCCTCAAATGGTCGCGCAAAGCGACGATGAAAGGCCTACTGACCTTTACGGGAACGTTATCGAGAGGCCAGAACTTTCTTCTGATGGTATAATGATCATACCCATCAAGGGAATCGTGGCAAGGGGCCTAGGAAGGCTTGGAGAGATATGCGGCTACGTTGATCCTGATAAAATAGCAGTAGCCGTCCTAGAGGCGTCAGAGAACCCTTCTGTTAGGGGTATAATTCTCAAAATAGATTCCCCTGGAGGTTCTGTCTTAGGCACGGGAGATGCGGCTGAATCCGTAAGCAAAGCAGCGAAGATAAAGCCGTTGTGTGTTTACGCTCAAGGGATGATGTGTTCAGCGGCATATTGGATAGGATCACATGCTAATACTATTTACGCTGGTTCTAGCGCATATGTAGGATCAATTGGAGTTTATGTGTATATTCCAGACTTCAGTGAATATTATGGAGAGATGGGTATAAAATATGAACTTATAAGATCAGGAAAGTTTAAAGGATCAGGTAGTGGGCTTATTCCATTAAGCGACGATCAAAGGTCCGACGTCCAGAGGGAGATAGATATGGTAGGAAGCGATTTTAGGTCCTTCGTAAGTGAAGTTAGAACAGGGATAAGCTCAGAGGACATGGAGGGTCAGGTTTACATGGGACAAGCCTCAATAGATCGCGGATTTGTTCATTCAATTTGTAACACTTTTGGCGAAGCACTCGCCGCATTCAAAAACAACATAAACAAATAGGTATTATGCCCAAGTCAATCGAAGATCAGGTAAAAGACCTGAATGGACAGGTGGCGGCTCTTGAAAAGAGTGCAGCCGAAGATAAAGCCGCTCTCACGGAATCCACTGAAGCTACTAAGGTGGCTTCAGAAGCCCTTAAGGCGTGCAAGGATGAACTTGCGAGTAAGGACGCTGAACTCTCAACCAAGGACGCTACTATCTCAACTCAAGCAACTGAAATTGCTTCAATGAAAGCGGAGTCTAAAATTGCTCTAGATGCGATGGCAGAGGTTGGAATTAAACCCGATGCATCTGCTAAGATCAATCATGAGTCCATTAAGTCACATGTTGAAAAGCTGGCATCTATTCGCGCAGTTGAAATCATGTCTTCTATTGGGGCAGCTTCTGGACTAGAAACCGGAGCACCTGACGCGTCCAAAAAGGAAGTGACAGTTGCTCTTACCGGTAAAGAAAGAGTTATTGCTAAATTCAAGAAGCAAAACGAGTCGAGTAAATAATAGCCCAATAGGGGACAAACAACAAAAACATATATTACAATGGCAACAGGAGAAATTACACTCTTAGACATTCACAAGCTGAATGATACGGTTGGTCCGCTACTTGAGTTGAATCAAGAACTCGCTCCAGCTTTTGCTAGAACACCAGTAAAACGCATGAACGGTCTGAGCTATAAGCAGCCAGTTCGTAAGGGGTTCCCCGGCTTTTATTTTTCTGATGTAGGTGGAGGTGCGCCTTATACCGTAGGCGAATACGACAGTGTTGAGCTTACGTGTAAGCATCTTGACGGCCAGATGCGAGTCTTGAAGTCTAGGCTTGATGCAAGCAGGCTTGGTGAAAACGCTTCGCTCGAAGGGATTCAGTTCCTTGAGGCGGATGGCTTCACGCAGAACCTTATGATTGGATTGAATGACCAGTTCTTCAATGGTCCTTCTTCCAGCCAAAACAATGCCTCTAAAGGATTTGCTGGGCTGAAGCAGTTGGTAGCAAGCACTATGAGTTTCGGCATGGGCGGAACTAGCACTGGAAATGCCTCAGCGTATTTGGTCTTCGAGAACGTTGACCGTGGTGTTTCGTGGACAATGCCTACGGGACAAGAGAACGAACTGAATCTTCTAGGCTGGCAGTTTAACAACTCCATTGAAGTCTCTGCTGCAAGTGGTAGCACTCCAGCTAATTATGCGCCTGGTTGGACTAATGCTTGCGATGGTTATCTTGGTTTGGCCGCTCGCCTTCCACAGTTCTGTATAGCTAAGATTAGCAATATCAAACAGGATCATATCCTCACTGATGGTGCGGTTGATCTTATCTTGTCACAATTCGGAGGTATGTATCAGCCTACGGTATGTTATATGCCTAAGCTGGTTCGTAGCTGGCTCAGAAGCTCACGTAGCCCTGTTACGATTACGAATCAGGGAGTAGCTGGAAGTCCTTCAGCCCCAATGCCAACAGAAATCGCAGGCATTCCGATTGAAGTAACGACTGCTCTTTCATTCAACGAAACAGCGGTTGTTGCCGATAACACTCGCTATACAGCACTTAGCCCTAGTTCTTCCTAATCTAAAGGTAAAATAAAAGATGAATACTAATCTAAGAGATACAAGCCTTACAGTAACTAAGGCGTTTCCTGCTGCTGCTGCAAATAACGATTCTAGTTCTATTTCTGTTGGAGGCGGAGATGATTACGCACGCAGAAATAACCTTGAAATCGTAGTTGAGCTTCCAGCAAACTCTATTCTTGTTGAGGCGAAGACTATTATAGTTACGCCTCAAATGTCTAGTGACGATGCAGTTGCTGATGCGTTCGTAAGAATCCCACAGCTTTCTGCTATTACCATTACTGGTATTACTGGAAATGGTATGCCAGAAGAGGCAGGCTCTGGATATGAACTTACTTCAGAGGGAAATCTTCTATTGGCTTGGCCATGCCCTCGATATATGGAAAAGTACGTAAGAGTAAACGTTGCAGTTCTTACTGCTGGTGGTGATCTTACTGGTCTAGAATACACTCTTTCAATAGAAGGGTTGTAAGATGAGTAAACAGATTTCGTTTACTGAAACAAACCTGCTACAGACAACTCCCGCTACATCTGGCGCGGGACAAGCTGAAGCAGCAGCGGCTACAGCAGTCGCTACTACGGCAACCGTAGCGGCAATTACTGTTACGCCTTCTACAGGCGAGCTTCCTGTAGCAGACGGAGCAATCACAGTCTCTAACACAGCTACTCCTACGGTAGTCGAGTTGCTTGAATATTGCACGGAATTGAAAGCTCAGAATGGTGCACTTATTACTGATGTGTCTAACCTACGTGCTGAGAACGCTCAAATCGTAGCAGATGCTGAAGCCATTCGTGTTCTGCTTAATCAGCTAAGAACTGATCTAGTCTCTCTCGGAGCGATTAAAGGTTCTGCTTAACAATTAAACATCTTTACCGAAGGGGAATGAACGCCCCTTCGGTATGGACAAACTCCACATGGCATTCGAACAATTAGCTGATAATATATTTGACACTATTTGTCAGACTTCAGGTGGAGACACTTTCACAATTGGATCTCTTACCGGAGTCAAAGGAATAAAGAGCCAAATCATGGAGCGTGATCCTATTCGAGGATTGCAGCGTAAGACACTTATAACAGTCCGTAAGTCGTCTTTAACCACATGGCCTACAAAGGGGACTAGGATAACACATGGAGGCAACTACTGGAAGGTTTCAGAAGTAGTTCCTGGAGATGTTGACAATCAAGTAATCATCGAATGCGAATCCACAGTTAAAAATTCTGTATAATGTCTTTTTCATTAACCATTCTAGGGCAGAGAGGCGTCAATAAGCTGAATAAGGCGTTGGCTGAGTATGCTCAATGGACGAAGAAGAGTAGAGACGTTATATTAGTTCAGGCTGCTCGTAGTGTTAGGTTCAAGCTTGATGAAGGATTCGGAAATAAAAAGTGGGTTGGAGACGCATGGGAAGAAGCTGCACAAAGACAATCAAAGCGCAGTGGAACAGTTATTAGGAAATCTACTCTTTCTAAATTCGGAAGCGTAGGACAAGAAAAAGTTTTTTATAGAGGTAAATGGGGATTCACATCAGACCCCGATTTGCTGAATTTAGAGCTTCAACGTAGAACGAGAGGAAAAGGTATTCTTTCTATTTCGTGGAGACTCATGTCTTGGCGTTACTCTAAGGTAGGACTTAAAATTATACCCAATAAAACAACACAAGTAAAAAAGGGAACAGTTAAGAATACGTCTGGAGAATTTGGAGAAATTTCAGAAATCAAACAAGGAGCAGATTATATAAGGCTTAGTGGATATACTCCTGGCATGGGCGAAGTAGATCGCAGATATGGAATAGTAAGAACAGCAACAAGCAAAACAGCGGCTGAGATCAAATGGCGGACGCAAAGAGCTATAGAGAAAAAGAATAGATACAACTTCCCATCCCAAATAAAATAATGCTAGACGAACTTACATTTAGAACCTCTGCTGCTACAATTATCAAAAATGCACTTAGCGTTGGAGATGAAATAGTTCACGTAGAACAGTATGAAGGTGATGGTGATACATTTATTGAAGCCCTGACACAAGACACGGAGTCTGCTGCTGGATATGGAATTATTATACCATCAGACCTTGGTTCTGAAAATGGAGATGCTAATGGCAAGGGTAGAGGGGCAGGATTGAATGAGGTTTTTGGGCTTATGATTGATATTCAGTATAATCCGTTGAAGAAGTCTATCGCAGAGATTTCTACAATGTCTAAGCTCATAAAACAGGCTTTCATCCATGATAATGACATTGATCCTAGTAGGCCTTGGGTATGGCCAAGCGGAGCAATAACAACTTTCGACTCAGACGGTTCTACCGTAATTAAGCGCATCATAATTGGTGCACGAATTTTTTTGTAAACTAAAACAAGGGTAAAAAGAATATGACAACGACCAATCGTGGAGATTCATTCACATACTTCGTCTCATTGGCGCGTTCGGGGGATTCCTTCACGCTGCCGTCGAGCGGAACTGTAAGCAGTTCCTCTAAGCCGGGCATTGATCCTGTTGCTATCTGGAAGTCCATTAACGGAATTGCCGATACAGTTACCGATCCTATTTGGATTCGTCTTGCGAATCTTACAGATTTTAAGTGGGACAAGTCTTCTGAAGAGAAGGAAAACTATATTTCTGATGGGCATGGCGGTGTGATTCTAGAAGATTCGTTTAACATTAAAACAAAGAGAGAAGCTACCGCTACTTGTAATCAGAGTTCTCCAATTATCGAAGAAATTCATTGGAATACTGGTGCGCAGAACGATGCTTCTACAACGTTAGTAATGGACTCAGTCCAGACGAAGTATTTTATTGTTCACGTCGAAAAGTTCTCCAACAAGTTGCAGCAGGTTGTTCATAGCTATGAGCTATATATGCAGGCAACATGTGACAGCATAGACGATGGCAATCCAGAGGAATATGCTTCGTGGGAAGTTAAGTTCAAGAAGCTTATTAGCTCAATTGAACGTGATGCTAAGATTCCAGCAGGAAGTACTACATCTGCTGGAGCAGGCCAGATTTTGAAGCTTGCTGATGGTGCTATCACGGCAAATACGCTAGTAACAGTTACTTCGGCTACTGAAGTTGCTACTAATGGTGCTGAGGAATCTCCTATCGGCGTAGCTCCTAGTGCTGCTGATAGTGGAGCAGAGGTTGTCGTATCGCTTCTTAATGGAGGCCTTACCGTAGTTACTATGTATGCCAGCGAAGCAATTGATGCTGGTGATCTTGTTTATACGGCAGCCACAGGCTTTGTTTCTGCGCTCTCTGTAACTCCAGGAACCTATTACGTAGTAGGCAAGGCCCTATCTACTACTATCGGTGCCGGTAACATCATCGTAGCACCTTACAGCCCATATCCTATCGTCGTATCCTAAAATAATTAAACCTGCATGGGCGTGTTTCATTCTCGTGTTTATGGGGAGTTTCGCGAGAAGCCCATGCAGGATCTTCCCCACCTTTTATAAAACTCCTAATTCACGAAGATGATAACTTCAGACATACTAGCGTTAGCTGCATTGGTTATAACAGTTGGTGGAGCTATCATAGCTTTGTTTATTAACATTAAGACAAGTATCGCAATTCTTGTCGAAAAGGTTGATGGAACACACACTCCAAGGATTGAGAAACTAGAGATCAACGACGAAGAACATTACAATATAGAAAAAGGATTAGACCGGCGTGTCACTATCCTTGAAACACAACACCAGAAATCACTTTAGAACGTTAAATCAAGAAAAGGAAACTCCAATGTTTGATAAAAATACTAAACTCACAGCGGCTCAGAGAAACGAATACCAAAACCTTATTGCGCTTGGCGGACAGGAAATCATAGTCCAGCGGAAAAATGAAGGAAAACTAGAAGATGAAAAGGTTAAAGTCCGCATCGTTACGAGCCTGAAAGAGTTCATGCGGGCATATGAAGCCTTTGAAGACACGGAAGACCCGTTCTTCATTGCCAGATTCTTTTGCGTCCGTCCAGAAGCCGAAACCCCTGAAGAGCGAGAAACATGGATTGACAGTCTTATCCCTGAGTCAATTGCGCTTATCGAGGAGGTAGCGCGAGAGCTAAATTTTACCAATGTGTGCCGGTACGCAGAGCCGCGAGTCAAGAAGAGTCAGGAGAGAGCTTTGGCGAACATAGAGAGGATGATGAAGGTAGTCCCACCAGAAATCCGGGGCCAAGTTTTGGAAGGCTCTACGCAGGCGTCGCAGGGATCATCGGATGCACTTGCAGAGAAGCTGCTGAAAGATGCGGGCCTATCGAAGCCAGTTTAATATTAGACGAACATGAAAGACGAGAAGCGCAGTATATATCCTCAATCGCTTCTATTGTTTATACGTCCGCGATGGCAGCAGGTGAATATGCTGGAGTAATAGCGGCATCACCATATTCGAAGAAAGGCTCAAAGATAAAGCCTCCAAACTCTTGCAAGGAAATGAACAAGATACTTAAAAAACTTAACAACCGAGCAATCAGACTCTAAAGAATATGGCAAGCCAAGTTGATGTCCTACTAAAGCTAAGGTACAAAGAGCAGGGGTTAAAATCCATACTCGGAGGACTAGGAAGCTTCATGGGTAGAATGGCCGGGGCAGCCGGTCTATATGTTTCGTTTAATCAGCTTACAAATAGCATCAAGACGATGGCTAGTTATGAGCAGAATATGGCGAACGTAAGAGCTACTATTAATGGGACTGCGACTGAAATGATTGCGTTGTCGGAAGCGGCTAGAAAAGCTGGAGAAAACTCTATTTTTTCTGCTGTTGAGGTTTCTGCTGGTATGGAGAAGATGGCCAAGGCTGGTCTAGCTCCTAGACAGATAATGGAGTCACTTGCGAGCACGATTGAGCTTGCAAGTGCTGCCTCCATTGACTTCGGAAAGGCGGTTGATCTACAAGTTCAAGCCAATACTACAATGGGAATCTCTTGGTCTGATATGGCAAGAGTTAACAAAGCTTTTGTTGTAGCTGCCAATAATTCAATCATGTCCGTAGAGGACATTGGAACTGCGTTTAAATATATTGGCCCGCTTGGTAAAGAGTTCGGAATGGACATAGAACAGGCGGCTTCATACTTAGCCGCACTGGCTCAGAACGGGATCAAAGCATCTCAGGGAGGCACTGGACTAAGAACTGTGCTACTTCATTTAGCGAAGCCATCAGCCGATGCACAGAAGATATGGAGTAACTGGGGTATCACCATGGAGGAAAATAATGGTGAAGCAAAAACTTTCGGAAAGCTAATAGACGAACTGAGCAAGAAAGACGTTACACTCAATCAGTTATTTAGAGTAGCTGAACAGCGAGGAGCACCTGCTTTAAAGGCCTTGCTAAACCAAATGGGGTATATTGATGATACCATTAATGAGATAAAAAAAGATACCAATGCTGCTCATCGAATCGCAATGGCAAGAGTTTCTACTCTTTCAGGGGCTTGGAAACAGTTCAACAATGTATTGGTAGGATCATCAGTAGCAGCTGGTGAGGGAGGGTTAACCTCTTTACTTACTGCTGGATTAAATGCGATTTCTATAAAGCTTAGAGAGCTTAATCCTCAAATAGAAGGATTTGTATCGGCATTTAAAAAGTCTTTTTCAGACGGATCAATAGGTCTGTTTTTATACGATGCCCTGATGGCTGGTTGGAATTCTTTTAAGAGCGTTGTAAAGTCGCTATGGAGTGGAGTTGTTGGCAAAGACTTTGTATCAGGATTTCTTTCCGTTGCTCTTGCAATAGGAGGCGTATTAGAGACAGTTCTTGTGGATGTCTTTGTAGGAGTCTGCGCTTTATTTCAGACCCTAATGGAGTCTGCTGTTGATGCTATTGGTATTAAGCTTGGAGAGGTCTTGGAAAGGGCAATTGGTCCATTGAAATATATTGGATCAAAAGCAGCAGAATCCATTAGCCCATTATTGTATGCAGGGGCTAAAACAGTTACAGATATTTCACGTAAAACAGGAGTTACGCCAGGTCAAGAGAGCGACTCTGATAGAATTTCTAGAAGTGGATCAGGATTCGGGAAAAGATTAGAAGATAATTATGCTAAATTATCTGATGTGATGACCGCATCTGTAACCGAGTTTTTTCAGAAAGCACTTTCTAAATTTACTTTAAATCCTTCTAACTATAAAGACAATAGGTACGAAGCTCCAAAAGACCTATATGGAGAAGGTAATAAGCCGGTAAGCTCAGTAAGTAATTTAGCATTAAGTCAGGCAAAAATAGACCCTGCTGCTTTAGACACAAAATCATTAGTAGATGTATACAACGCTCTTAGCTTGGTAAGTGACGGATGGGTTGATTATGCAAAGGTTTCTGCTGCGGAAGCTCAAGGCGGGATGGAATCTGTTCGAGTTGAGATATTAAGAAATAAGATGCTTCGTATTATTTCTAGGCAATTAGTATTGCATAGTTCAGAAACAAAAAAAGATACAGACAATTTAAATAAGAACACAGAACGCACACAAGAGCAATTATCCGCATTAAACTCTGTATATGAAGCGCAAAAACAAGCAATAATAAGCGGCGCGGCTTATTCTGGTCTAAATAAACTAGAGAGAAGAACCATATATGAGCTAAACGAAGCTATTCTAGAAAATCTAAAGATAGAAATAGCTAGACTTTCAGTAGAGGCCGATGCAATAACAGACCTAGTATTAAAAGCCAAAGCCCTGGAAGAAGTCGCGGCGGCTCAATCGAAATACAACAATCTGCTTAAAGCTGGCGTTCCTAAAACGAGATATGAAACAACAAAGCAGACGAATGAAAGTAATTTCGGAGGAGATAATGGGTTAGGAGATTCTGCTAAGAATTATCAAAGCATAGGAGAAACGCTTGGTGGAGGCTTGATGGATTGGACTAATGCTGCTGGATCTGCGTTCAATCAGCTAGCGTCTTTGATTGGAAATGTCATGGGGGAAATCTCTAATGGTATAGCCAATTCTATAACTGGATGGATACGCGGCACACAATCGTTTGGTGATGCGATGAGAGAGATGGGGGCATCTATGCTCCAAACTACCGTGCAGACGCTTACGCAGATGGGAATTCAGCAGGCTATTCATTGGGGCCTTGAAGTTGCAGGAATAACAGCTGCAAAAACTACAGAAGTCGGAATTGTAACAACTGGAGAAGCAGCAAAGGCGGCGGCTTCGGCTGCTGGAGCAGCTTCAATTTTAGCAAGCCAAGCCATAGTTGCTACCGGAGCCGTTGCATCAGCAACAACCGTCGTAGCAGCAGGAACCACCGAAAAAGTAAGTATTTTGGCTTCAGCTTGGGCATGGTTGGTAAAAGCCGCCATGTTTGCAATGAATGCATTTCCAATTCCGATTGTTGGTCCATTTTTAGGAATAGCAACTATGATTGCCGTATTAGCTGCTGGAGCATCTATTATCGGAGGGATGGCAACTGGTGGGCAACCTGAAGATGGAACCTATTCTGGGAAGGTAATAGGAGATGGAACAAGGACATCTGACACTGCTGGAGTATATGCTCTTTCCAATGACGAATACGTAGTTCGTGGCAATGCTGCATCTATGATAGGATACGACAACCTTGATTATATGAACACGTTCGGGCGTATGCCAGATACAATTAGAGGCTTTGCTACCGGAGGATCGGTGGGTAAGATTTCCGGTTCGGCTATTGCTTCAAGTAATAGCTCTGCTGCTCCATCGAAAACAATCTTCGCATGGAATGACAGAGAAGTTAATAGACATCTTCAGAGCGACCCAGGATACCAGAAAAAGGTTTTAAGGATGGTAAAAGACAATAAAAGGGGAATGATTTAATGATTAGAACAAATATCCAGTATAACGGAGAAGCCTTTGTTGCTCTTTTTGCACGTCCAAACTGGAGTGAGTCGGTAGACGTTACCGAAGCCACCTTGACTGAGATTGAAACAAGTAGGCTTGGCAAAGAGTATAGACGGTCAGGGGCACATGCTCCAGCCGTATCGAAGATTTCATATACAAGCACGCTTAGGGCACAAGACGCACAAGACTGGAGAAGCTTCAATTCTTATTTAGGCTCAAAGAGAGTTGTCGTACCTGTGTGGCCAGACTTCGTTACCTATGCTAGAAGGGCTACAATGGCCCATGACAGCGGGTTTGTTCTGTGTTGGGATACTGGCTTCACCAATGTGGTGCTGACTGATTCCTCGACCATTCCTGAAACTGAATACGTTGCACCGGCTTTGATAGGATCAATCAAATTGAATGATGACATTCCTTTAACTGATTTTGATGGAGATGTAGAAATTGAGGTTTCTTTGATTCCTCTTACTTCTGTTCTTGCTGGATACAGTGATCCTTTCTCTTCAGGTTATATGTTGCCTCAAATAATTAACCAACCTGTGGCATGGAGCGGAGCTGAAGGAAGTGAAGTCACACTTTCTGTAACAGCGATAACCAACGACATTTCAGGACCGCTGACGTATCAGTGGTATTTCGGCGTGGAGGCGATTCCAGGAGCTACATCGGCGAGCTACGTCATTGAATCGGTCGCATCTGGAAACGAGGGCAGCTACTACGTTGTTGTCAGCAACGACGTAGGGCATGTGCAGGGAAATACGGTTACAGTGTTGATAGATTTGATAGATTTGAATACGCTTCTGCTTTTGCAGGTTGACGCAATAGGAAACATCGTCGAGCGAACGGGCAAGACAGTTACTACGGTTGAAACCGTAATAGTGGACTCGACTACAACTCACGACGGTTATGGAAGCATTAGGAATACCAATGTATTAAGTAATGTCGCAACGGGTTATACCAAAGTTGATTTTGATGTAACAATAAACGGAGACTTCACTTTTGAATTCATGTTTTACTCAATTGATGTGTATGAGTTTGACTTGCAGTATGCGTCAATTATGCCGTTAACAAGTGGGTTTTATATAGGACAAAAATTTGAAAGTTCAGATCATTCACTGCAACCTAATGTTGTAGTTGATGGCTCCACTGTACTTCAAACAAATATTTCTGTATCAAAGAACTCATGGACTCATGCGGCTTTAGTTCGCAATGCTGGTACGCTGAAGTTTTACATCAATGGAATCGAAGGAGGCTCTGCTTTATATTCATCAACTATTATATCCAATGAGATTACATTAGGGTGTTGTCCTTGGTATACTTCTGAATATACTGCGTGCTGTTATGAAAACGTCCGCATCAGCAACATAGCGCGCTACACTGCCAACTTTACTCCGCCGGAAAGATTTTAACCATGGCAACCTACCCCGAAGCAGATGCCGAGCAAATATCTCATATCAATCTAACCTAACCAATGTCTGAAATATTCACATGGGTTCCGAACTGGATCAACCAGCTAAGAGAAAGCATTCAAGACCAAAGAGAGTCTGAGACGCTTGGGCGTTCCCGTGGGCAAACCGTAGAAGGGTATGACCAATCTATAAAGTTTATTCAAGAGTTTACGCTTTCACTAAACAAGGCAGAGGCTCAAGCTTTTCTGGCCTTCTGGAGAGCGCGTAAAGGGCCATGGCAAGCGTTCAAAGGTCCGAGCATATGGATACCTGGTTCAACTGCTACTGCGGCTCCTCACAACTTCACAGACACTTCCACTACAGGCTTGCTTCGCTTCTCTGACGACGAGCTAGTTGTTACATGGATTGATCCAAATCATTGCGACATTGAAATAGGTTTGGTCCAAACAATAGATGGACTTGAAGGCGACTCTTACGTTTCTTTGTATCATATATACTGTGAAGATGATCAATACGGATATGCAGACGAGTATATAACAGAATGGAGTGCTTCCGTTACTAACGATGGACATGTTTATACTCCAGCAAGAATAGAGAGTGATGAAATAACGGAAAGCGCACAGTTCCAAAAAGAAACAGCTAAAGTAAATATTGACATACGAGACAGCTCATTAATCAGAGGGAAAGTTCAGCGTAAAATAGACGCGAATGTAAGTGTTGATATTATACAAGTTAATTATACAACTGGAGAATACTGGGAATACTTTTCAGGCCGTGTAGGAAAATGGGAGAGAGTTGGGAAAAAAGTTTCTTTCGAGCTTCAACTGTGGAGTGGAATAGCGAACCTTCAATTGCCAACTGCTCCTAAATGCAGAATGTGCCCGTTTTCTCTTTTCGATGGAGGATGCACAAGAATAAATCCTACATCAATGGCTATGAGCAATTGGGTCTCTTCGGGATCATTTCTTGAAATATGGTCTTCAGAGAGTAAGGTAAGACTCATAGATACAACATTAGACTCAAAGGCATCATCATACTTTTCATCTCATCCAAATTCAGCGCAAGCCGAGGATGGAGTTATAAACTGGGCTTACTGGAATGGTGGAATTGCTATTACTGGAACTGGAAAGTCACGCCAGATTAGACCTTTAATTTTTTCAGCATATACAGAAGTCGAAGATATTCATATAATTCCAATGTGGCCTTTTAGAACTGGAGCAGGATGGCTTACCGTTGGAGATCAAGTTTATGTTTATCCTGGATGCGACGGAACATATACAATGTGTTCTGATAAATTCTCAAATTCGTTAGCATTTCTAGGACAGCCGTTTACTCCTGCATACATTGAAGAAGCCGGAAGCAACTCATCAGCATCAGGGAAATAAATCATGAATTGGCATTTCAACAACGAAAACAGGCAAAAGCTGATAATAGACGCATGCAATTCCCGTGAAGGAACTCCATTCAGGGAAGGTATGAGTAAGAATGGAGCAGGGTATGATTGCGCACACTTTGTCAGAGATTGCTACAAGGAAGCCGGAGTAGATACGTCATTGTTTGATAAATGCCCTAAGATCAGCCTGAACGCAGGGAAACTATCTTCGACAAGTCTTTTGGTTGAATGGCTTCATTCGATTGGGAAAGATGGATTAGTAAGGCTTGATGATGACTGCGAAATCATGTGTGGAGACATTATCTGCATTCGTGAGAGAAAAAGCTGTATCCATATCGCATTGGCAGAAAACAATGAATGGGCGTGGCATGTCCCTTATGCGTCAGTTGTTTCTAGAATTCCTGTTTCTATATTCAGGAACGATTGTATGAATCAAATAGAGTGCGTATTCAGGATGAAGGAGATCGACGATAATGTATAAAGGACAGGCCACAAAACAAGATGCTACAATTAACGCTTATGACGTAAGTGGACCTATCCCAATCTCAAGAGGGACAAACAAGCTTACGCTCACTTACATAGAAAGCCCTTGGAATTATACCGTTGACGACGAAGGAAGCAAAAGATCGGACAGCTATTGGTACTCTTTGGCTGGTCTTTTGCAATGGGGTCCTGTTTCTAAGATAACTGGTATATTCTCAAATGGAAGTTTAGTAAATTCTTCGAATATATCTTTGTCTTCTGATTCGACTTCTCTCACGCATTTGTGGGGTGATTTAGGAATGCGCATGAGGATTCACAAAGGCACTCCGACACAAGGGGTTGATCCTAGGTTAAACGGTATTCACGGAACTGATTTAGTTGCAGCAGGCGTAAAGTTTATAATGAATCCTGCTCCAAATATTCATCCAAATTATAGAGACTTGTGCTATGTAGTTTTCGATACATATGGAACGGCTTGGTCTTCCAATAGTTCGACTACCGGTAGTTCTCATATATCTGATATATTGTTTAGAACGTTTACGCTTAATGACTCAATCAATCCTGGAGGCGAAACGGAAAGGCGAGGAGTAAACCCAATAGGGCTTATATATGATCTTCTTAAATCTAAAACATATGGATTAGGACTTCCAGATGAGCGCGTTTCACTGTCTGCATGGACGAATGCTGCTCTCGATTTTTATCATCAACGATCGACTTCTGATTATATTTCTCCGTTGATTGATAGTAAGTCTGATGTAGAAAACGTATTGTCAGATTTACTTGATTATTATCACGGATACTTGCCTAGGTCTGGAAGAGCTATTACGCCTACATGGCTTAATATGAACTCTGCGGTTGATACTTCTACCATACCGACAATAAAGAGCACAGACTTCAGTGAAGATCCAACAGTTACTGATGGTGACATGTCCACTACTTTTACAAGTATGGAGTTGAAATGTAAGGACTTTGACGATGACTTAGGCGATGCCTCTATGATGGTCAGAAGCCCATACGGTTATTTTTTAACACCTGAAGCAAAGACATCTTCTCGAACGATTTCGAATATACACGACGTGTCTCAGGCTCTTGAATGGGGAAATAGAGAATTAAAGCTTTTTACAAGACCAACATTGACTGTCGAAGGTCCTGTACCGCGAGAAATATCAAGAAGACTAGACGGCTCTCCGTTGAAAATAGGTGACCTGTGTAACTATTCCGATGATATTGCAGATAGCCAATATGTCTGCCAGGTATTAGAGCAAACAGACTCTCTAGATAAAGGCGTTTCACTTAAGTTGGTAGAGGTTCCTGGTCAATGGCCTGAACAACAAAGCCTTGGGACAGACCCGCGTGAGAATCCTCCAGAAAACCTTCCAGATGATATAGTCTATGTGAGACCTTGGATGATTCCATCGGCATTACGTTCAGGAGCGGAATCTGAACTTGCAATGCTAATAGAGCGTCCTGATTACTGCCAATATGCCGAGATATATATTTCAGAACAGTCTCTGTTTACTGGAGAAGAACAACAATTAGACGATATTTCAGCTTTTTCAAGCAGAGGAATGCTGTCTGAGCCAGTCGGAATCTCAATTGCGGAATTTACTGAATCAACTAGTTTTTCTAGAATAATATTAGCTTCAGACGATAATTTTTATGCTACAAATTCTAATGATAATTCTATCTATAAAATAACCCAAGCAGGAGTTGTTACTCTTTTTGTATCAGGATTAGATGGTCCATTTGGAATTTGCCAAGCCTCTGACGGTAATCTTTATGTCACCAACAATCCGATAGACTCTTCATTAGGAGAAGGAACTATTTCTATGATAACATTGGCTGGTGTTATTTCTACATTTGCCACAGGACTTCCGTTCCCGTTTGGTATTTGCCAAGCCTCTGATGGAAACTTTTACGTTACAAACTCTAATGGTTCTATTTCAAAAGTTACAAGTGCAGGAATTATAAGTAATCTTGTTAGCGTTGATGATATGACTTTCGGAATATGCGAGGGTCCTGACGGTTATTTGTATGTTACAGGAGCATATACAACCAACATATCAATAAGAAAGATAGACCTATCTGGAACCGTTATTGATTTTGCCATAGGGCTAGACGCTCCTGACGATATATTTTTCTCTACTGACGGATTCTTTTATATTACCGATATGATGTCACCAATAATTACAAAGGTTGATATTTACGGGGAGGCTTCTATATATTCTACATTATCAGAAGATGCTTCTGGTATATGCAAAGGCGTAGATGGTAATATATACATAACAGGATATAGTTCTACGAACATACGAGTTTTGTATGATAATAGTTCGTCTGCTACTTTCGAATTTGGAACTGCAAATCTTTCTAGAAGCTTTTCATCCGCCGAGATTTCAGACGGTTACATGTTTATTATTGTCGATGATGAGGCTATGATTTTGGGAGAGCTTCAGTCATCAACGGAGACAACAATAACTTATTCAGTGACTAGAGGAGCATTTGGAACGACTCAAACAGGACACGATTCCGGCTCTGAAATATGGATTATTGAGAAATCTCTAATGCAGAGATATACACATACAATCATAAGCACTCCGCCTACAATCGCTTGGGCTAAGGCTATACCAGTAGGAACTTATGGTTCTGGAAATCCAACAGAAGCGTTGATGATAACAGAAGGGGACGTTACCGTTTTTACTGATAATACTGGAACTGTTCTGACATTTAACGGATACACTATCACACCTAATACTTAAAAAAATGGCTATAACTCAAATTCCTATTGGAAATATCGGAGGGACGTCTGCAACTCCTGTGTCTGAATCCAACAAGATGACTGATAATGCTGACACAAGGCTCTCTGATGCCCGCACACCAACGGCTCACGTCTCGACCCACGCAACTGGTGGATCAGATCCAATGGCACCTTCTGACATTGGTGCCGCTACGGCCGCACAGGGAGCACTGGCAGATTCAGCATTGCAGCCAAGTGGAGACGGGTCTGGGTTAAGCGGAATTACGGCATCTCAGGTTGGGGCAGTTGCTACGTCAGGAGCGGAGACGATCGCGGGTGTAAAGACATTTAGTAGTCCACCTAACCTATCTTCACTTACCGCTAGCAAAGCTCTTGTTATTGATGCAAGTAATAATGTAGCATCTTCCTCTGCAACAGCAACAGAACTTGGATATGTTGCTGGTGTAACATCTGGAATACAAAGCCAGATAAATGACAAGGCTCCATTAGCTTCTCCAGAATTAACTGGGACACCAACAGTTCCAACGGCTCCAGTAAGCACAAATACAGATCAAGCGGCATCAACTGCTTTCGTAATGGCAGAACAGGCACTAGACCTGAAGGCTTCTAATAATCTATCTGATGTTAATGATGCAAATATTGCTAGAGCGAATATTGGTATCATAAGTAGTCCAGTCATAAACATGTTAAGCGATAGCGGAAGATTTGCTTTATTATCAGATCCATTCGACGCGATGCTTTCATATGACTCGTATAGTGCTTCTACAATTAGTATCGTAGGATCAACATCCACCCTAACAAGTTCAGTATCTGGTTTTTCCACATCAATATTTTCTTCTGGAAGTCTAGTTACAATACAACATGCAAGTAATTCAGAAAATATATTGATGGGTACTGTCCTTTCTTCTTCTACATCAACAATAGTTCTTACTGGAGTTTCTGGCATGGTAGATGAGGAAGAGGGTTCAGCCATAGCAATAAAGAAAATAAAATATACAGGATCAAGATTCCTTTCATCAAATGCTGCTACTGTATCTCAGTGTGGGGCTTTGATGTATAATACTGTGTCAAAGGGTGGAACAGGTTATGCTGAAAATGAAATATCTCTTGAATTCCATACATCTATTCTTGGCAGTAACAGATACTGTATAGAATCTAATATAATAAAAATAGTCTTTGGATCGACTTCAAATACTGCAACGACAAATAATGCTGCCTGTATGTTTGGTCCTGATGGATGGGTAACTTGGTGTTTTTGGCTTAAATGCAGCAACACTACTGGTCATCTTACAGTTCCGTCTGCATTAAGCTACTCACTTTCGATAAATGGAGGAGACAATGTTTATTATAATTCTAGTGATTCAATAAATATAGATAACACACTAGTAAATCACTATAAAATATCATATAAAACAGTAGCAGGTAACCCATATATTTCTAATTTCCCTTATTTAGGAGCTGACTCTGGTACAATTATGTACATGTGTATGCCAGTAATCCTAAACGGAACAGTTAATTGTGGGGTACATATTACTCCAATTATAAATTATTAATAACAAATAAAAGGCAACAAAATGACAACTGTAATTATATCATTCATTATTGGAGTAATCGTTGGGGCACCAGTAGGTGTTCTTGTAGGGCGAAAGAATCCTGACAAAGCTAACAAGCTTTCGGTAGTAGCCGAAAAAGCAGTAGAAAAAGGAATCGAGATTTCGACAAAGATTAAGTCGTAGTCTTATAGTGCGGGACTAATCCTCCCGCATCATTAAGATTATGAAATACGCACGCGCAATCCTTCCGATCCTATTTCTTCAAGGCTGCCATCTCAACCAGCCGGTAGCCTCTTCGGTTGATACGTCTGCTATGCAGGCGCAAATGGAGGCTGCCATCGCAACAGCCAACGACGCAACGGTATCCCTAGAGGCGCACAAACAGGCGCAGAATTTACTTGATCAAGCTGAATCGTTGCGCCTGTCGAAGCTCAAGGTAAACGTTACGTCGGCTTCAGGTGCCGTTGACGAAGGAAATACGCCTGTGGCTCAGGGTGAATTGTCCATTGCCAAGTCTCGCTTAGTTGATGTTACTCCAGACCCTGAAGAGCAAATCGAATCAGCACGACGTGCGCAACTCGTGGCAGAAGGCAAAACGGAACAGGCCAAAGAGGCTTACGGTGAAGCCGTTGTAATGGCCAGCGAGAAATCAGCCGAGATAGGGCGTTTGGAACAGAAGCTTAGCATTGCTACGCTTGACGCTGAAAAAGCACGCGAAGAGGCGCAGACAGCTTTAACGAAGGCATCAGACGCACAGGCTTCCGTGACAGCAGCTATTGCAGATTCAGTTCGTCAAGAACACGACAGAATGGTTCAGTTGGCAAAGAAAGATCAAATTTCAATGATGAATCATTTTGGAGGATATGCAGCGATTGGGGCGTTGATAGCTGGAATTGGAATATATTGGCTAGGAGAAGGGGCTGTTGTTGCGTGTGCAGCTTTATTTCTGTCTTCGATGCTCTTGTTTGGTTACGCTCGTTTCCTAAACTGGCAATATTATGGATGGGTCGTTGGAGGAATCGTTTCCATTGGAGTTGTAGGAGGCGTTATTTACCTAAAACGCATTTCAGACCACAAATCCAAGTCAAAAGAGTTGAAAGCGGCTTTAGAGCCAGTGGTCAACGCCATTGATTTAGCATACGAAAACTGTGATACGGCAGGGAAAAAGGTCATTGACGATCAAATTTTGTCACATCTTGTTGAGCTAGGTCCAGCTTATGACGCCATTATTAAGCGAGTGAAGGCGACAATGTGTGAAGAAGCCTGCAAATCTAAAGAAGGGGTGGTGACCCAGTGAAGCATTTATATGAGAAGCTTCCACCCATTGATCAGTTGAGATACAATCTTAACTTGATATTAATGGGACTTCATGGATCTTATAGAGCAATCAAACTATTGATATTCAAAGAGTTTAAGTAATCTTAACATCTTCGGTATCGTATAGCGTTGAGTGGGAAACGTGAGGCTTCTGAGCAGACTGCCCCCTAACCCCTGAAGATTAGGAGACAGTCTGACGGCTCTTAACGCGCTAAGTTTGGGCGTCGAGGATCGTCGCAAGGTTTATCGAGTTCGGTATGCTCCTGTTTTACTCGTCACTTTCGTGAAAACCTGACTGCGAGAGTCGCAAGCCTCACGGAATCGACTCTCAGCATTTGTTGGAATTGCACCAACCGACTTGCCCGTTTAACCTTCTGGACCAGCCTGTACAGCGGTGGTCGGCAAGAGTCGGACTGTTATCAGCGTGCCGACTACGCTACCTTTGGTTCCAAAGGGTTTTATTCATGATTTACGGAAGCCCAAGTAATGCAAGCAAAAAAATCCACCCCCATTTCTGAGGGTGGTGGAACCAGAGGTCGCGCAGGATTTCTCCCTGTCGCGGATAAGGTAGAGAATGCAGATTGTATAAGAGGAATCAAGAAAATATTTAAAAAACTGAAGATTTATTTGAGCAGCAACGATTTACGATAAATCGCAAACATAAATCAAAAAAAGCTTGCAAGTTAAATTATATTTGGTAGGTTGATTGGCATGGACCAGAAGAAGACACGGAACTGCTTTCGGCAATGCTTCCTAAGCCTATCGAAGAAGCTCAAATTTGGAAGCTACTCTCTTTTTGTAAATATTAGACATCCAAGTGGTGGTTCTCTGGACTGTCTATGCCTGGTCCAAATGCGATTGCACGGCGCATAATCCGTGCTACAAGCCTTAGTAACTCAATTGGATAGAGTGGATGGGTTCTAACCATCAAGTTGAGGGTTCGATTCCTTCCTAGGGCACCACTTTAAGTTCTTTAACAGGCTGGCGCGGATCGCGATGGCTAAAACTTTTGGGGAGGACGTGTGGATAATGCAAGGTTGTGGATTAGCCGTTGTATTCTAGAAGCTCATCATGCAAACACTATCTTACAGGAACCTGCCTCCCTAAATTATTTTGACCAAGCGGCGCGGAAACGCGCACGGGGACATTCCAGGATGGTGGACCGGACGTATGGTAACTATGCGCATAGTTATGACCCACCAATGAAAGCATACACGCTTGGTCAACCCTTTGGCACTCGTCGGTTGACTTAGACAACAGGTATGGGATGGAAGTATGGGTAAAAACATGCATAAAACGTCGAAAGACTGCCTGTCTTGAGTTAACGCAGGAAGTCTAATATTCCGCACGAGTGCCAATTCAATTTCAGAACCATGCCTACCCAGCTTAGCTCAGTGAATAGAGACGCTGCTTAAATGCAGAGACGTGGTGAAATCCCTCGGCTGGCAATTGGCGTGGTTCTGTTCGATTTTCTGCATACAACGTCTAGACAAGAACCTTTAAAATACACCAGAAAAGCAGCCTTCATGATTTTGCGATCAGTAACTGGAATCATGCTCGTAACGCGCTGGTAGTATTAAGGCACGGTCCAGCAATGGCATTAAACCTATACATGGACCGTGCCAAAACTTTAACAAAAACATACACATGAAGATATATATTACAGATTATGTTTTAAATGAACGCATGGATGGCACAAGCGGCCTCTACGAAGCCGATGCTCATCTCCATGAGATGGACCCGCAAGTAGCAGTAGTTATAAAAGGTCGTTTTGCTCACCGTTTTTACGAAGGTGAATGGTTTTCTTCGCTAGAAGAGGCTCAATCCAAGGTAAGAAGCATGATTGAAGACGAGGTAGAAGACCTGCAAATAAAAATCAACGATTTGAGGTCGATAGACCTTTCGAAAGCAACACCTTTCTAAATTTAATTTGCGCGATTAGCTCAATTGGTAGAGTCCCATCCTTCCAAGTTGGATGTTGTGGGTTCGACTCCCACATCGCGCTCCAATTTTTAACATCAAAAACACATGGAAAAAATAAAGACATTCGAAGAGTATTCACGGCGTGCGGAATCAACGCAGATGCAATCATGCCGTAACCGAGATTATCTCGATATGGGACTTATCTCAGAGATAGGAGAGGTATGCGGACTAATTAAGAAAGCAATCCGTGGAGACTACGACATACATGATAAGACTCTTGATTTGTTGCACGAACTAGGTGACATTTGTTGGTACGCAGATCGGTCTATGTCTATTCGAAACACGACTATGTCGGAAGTGTTTATGGAATCCACTTCAATTGAAGAAGTTCAGGTATATATCTTAAAGCAAGTAATGCCACAAGAGGAAACTATTCCATCAATGTGTTGCGCATTATCTTTGGCTTCATCGCAAGCGATAGGGCACGGGAATGAAACTTGGTTTTTTAATAGAAGAATTAGAGATGTGTTAATCAATGTAATTCTGATAGCGCACCACTTCGGGTATTCATTAACTGACGTCTTAATGGCAAATGTGGAAAAGCTGTCGTCTAGAAAAAACAAAGGGACGATTCAAGGAAATGGAGATAATCGTTAACTTAAAAAATTAAAAACATGGAAGAATACACAATTGAAGAAGAGTTGGAAGAGGCTAAGCGAATTCTAAGCGGAACGCGTAGGCGCAGAGCTTTAAAGCAAATAGTAAAACTTAAACGACAGCGCGAATCTGGACATCAAAAACAAGGCAACGGAATTAAGAAATATATTAAGCGTTTACTTGACAGAGGTCGCGTTTCAATTAGATGGGCTAGATTGCCATCTGGCTCTATTATACAAATCGCAGAACGAACAAATCCAGGATCTAGAAAGTCTAGCAGGCATTATTTGCTAGATTCGTAACAATTTTACAAACAAGAAAACTCCACTAATGAAAAGAATAACACACGTAAAGATAACGCCAAAAGGCGTAAGTATTGAATGGCTTCAGCCAACAGGCGAGGCATGGGAAGAATACAAGGTTCATTATATCGAAGCCCCACTCCCTGAATTCACGAACGCAATGGAGCGACTTGCTTCATTTGTAATCCAAGCCAAGAGTTTGAGTATTGATCCAGAAAACATTGATTTTAATGTCGTCGGACTTTCAATCAAATATAAGGGAGAGGAAACGGAAAAGTTTACCGTTTCAGCTAGGTACGACAATCAAGGTGCAAATAGCCCTGAGTGCTATACGACAGCATTGAGAACGCTTGTAGCGAAGGAAGACACTCCAGACATGGTAAGCGAATCTGTACGCGGGTTCGTAAACGACATTAAGATGCAGGCAGAGGCTTACATCAACGGAGCCAGAGCGCAGCAGATCATTGAATTAAAGGATGAGTCAGCACCTCCTACTGCAAAAGGGAAGCGGGGACGTCCAAAGAAGTCTAAGGCAGACGATACGTTTTCACCTGGAGATGATTTCTAGCTTCAAAAAAAATACTAGATATCTAACAACAAATGGAGATTGAATTTTAATTAAAGGTTAAATATGAATGTTATAAGCGGAAAGTTAAAAGCTCCGGTGAAAGCGATTGTGTATGGACCGGAAAAGTCTGGGAAAAGTTCTCTAGCGTCAGCACTTCCTAGCCCAGTTTTTCTAGATATTGAGCATGGAACGTCAAATTTAGACGTTAGTCGTTTACCATGCGAAACTCTGGCTGAAGTGAAAGAGAGCATCAAATGGTTGGCTACTGGAGACCATTCTTTTGCAACACTGGTTATTGATTCAGCCGATTGGCTTGAGCAATTAATAAATAAAAACATTATAGAAAAGGCAAAAGATCAATCCATACAATCAATAGAAGACTTTGGGTATGGAAAGGGTTGGACTAAATGCGCAGAAGCATGGAAAGAATTTCTATGTTGGCTTGCTCCTCTCATGAGGCGTGGGATGAATATTGTATTTATAACTCATTCTAGAGTTAAGACAGTAAACGAACCAGGGAAAGACCAAGGATACGATCATTATGAAATGAATATCGCCGCCAAAGCATCTCCTCTTATAAGTGCTTGGGCTGATATGATTTTGTTCATTAATTTCTATACTCACATTGCTAAAACATCTAGTGGAAAGGCAAAAGTAACAAACGGGAAAGAGCGTCGAATATACACAACGCATTGCGCAATTTATGACGCTGGTAATCGTTATAATCTACCGGAAGAGCTTCGTTACGATTTCGACGAAGACAATCTTGCCCCTATTGTTCCAGAAGAAATTCTTGAAGTATTTACAGAAAGATCATTAGGAGAAAAACTCCAAAAGGCTGAAACTAAAGAGGAGACGCAAAGTAAGAAGTCAGAACCTTCGGTAAATGACGAAGAGAGCATATATCCTGACTATAAAGAGCTTGTCTCTTTGGTAGATCAGTTAAGCTGGCTTAACAACTCTGCAGACGAGGTCCAAACGTATATGAGAAAAAACAATTGGATAGACGAAACAGAAATATGGAGTGACGCTTCACCTCAAAACCTTAAAAGAATTGTCAATCACCCAGTAGAATTCGCAAAGAAGCTAGGGATTAAAGGACCAACAACAAATGAATAAAAACGCAATAACTATAAAGGGGTTATCTGAAGTATCTTTTTCGCTTGTAGATTCAGCAAAAGCAGAGAGGAATCAGCTATTAGACGAATCTAGAGAGATCAAAACAATCTCTGATTCGTTTGATGCGGTTACAGCCTCTGATTTATTCAAGAGAATACAGCTACTTAAAAAGGAAACAGAAACGGCCAGGAAAGAGGTTAAAGGTCCAATCGACGAGATCGCTAAAAGCATTCAAAAAATAGCGAGCGAATTTATAGCTCCCGTTCAACAAGAGTATGAGCGGCTTAGAATAATGCTAGGAGAGTATGAGAGAATGGAGTCTGACCGTAGGAGCAAAGAGGAGGAAGCGGCACGCAAGCAAGCTGAAGAGATTCACAGAGTAAAGATCGAAGAAGCCAAAGCCGAAGCCGCAAGACTTGAGGCAGAAAATAGAAAACTGATGGAAGAGGCTCAGTCTCAGATAAATGCGGCAAAGGAAAAAGCAAAAGCGAGCGGACTTGATGAAAAGGCAGCAGAAATCGAAGTAATGACTGCAATAGACGAGAAGCAAGAGGAGTTGCTATCTCTTAGGGATGAAGCCCTTGATGGAGTAGGAAGGGCTGTAGAGGCTACCAGCAAGGCTTTGACGTCCAGTCTTGGGGCAGGGACTGGGGTAAGGTCGCGTTCCTCGTTTGAATTCACTGTGGACAATTACGCGCTGCTGTATGCTTCTCATCCGGAATGTGTCAAAATGGATTCTAACAAAACAGTTATTTTGGCACTGCTGAAACAGGGAGTAAAACTTCCCGGTGTTTCATCGTGGCAAGTTAATAAAGCGTATTAATAAATAGGAGATAAAAATGGCAAGATTAGAAGACTCGAAATTTAGAGGTAAAGCTCGTGCTGTAGAAGCTGATATGAAGTATTCCCCAAATAGTGGGATGCCATATCTTAACATCTGCTGCATGGCAATTGGATCAAACGGAGAAGACTTAGGAACTACTTGGGGAATCATGTCGTTGTCAACAGAAGAAAAAACTTCTTCTTATGACGGATCAACCTATGTTCCAGCAGATAAAACGACAGCACGATTGATAGAAGTGTTCAAGTTCGATGGAAATTACGGAAACGTAGAGCAGCAAATTATTGGGAAGGAATGTGATATTACATGCGAAGAAGAAATATACGAAGACCGTAACGGGAATAAAAGGACGTCAGTAAAGATAAAGTATTTCAACTCATCTCATCGAGAACACGTAGAGTTTGATGGTGAAGACTCTTTTAGGCGTCAGTTGACGTCTATGGCAGGAGGAAAGTTTAAGAAGGCATCTCAAGTAAATATATCTGCATCAACTCGCGCAAACGCTTCTCCAGTAACAGCGAAGCGTCCACAATTCGTTGAAACAAATATAGATGATGACGATAATATTCCATTCTAGGATCTAATAATTATATATAGCCAACATATAACAAAGATAAACATGTCAAGACATACACTTCAAAGACAGGCAATCCAAACAACGTTTGAGAAAGCTTCTCGCCCAATGTCGATTCAAGAAATTGAGCACAAGGCTAATTTGAACTACAGGCCATCTATTGGACGAACAAGCCCAATAGGAACTGCGACTATATACAGAAATGTTAAAAGTATGCTAGAAGAGGGATCAATAAAGGAGGTTGATGTTCTTGGAGCAACTAAGTCATATTGCATAAATTCTCTTAAAATACCGAATGAAATGTATCAAATTGGAAATTCATTGTATTTTGAAGCTCCCAATGGGTTCAAAGAAGAAGAAAGAGTCACAATTATAACAGGGATTATTCGCAAATGAATACGCTTCTAGATATAACAGTAATATTAAAAGTAATAGCCGTTGGAATGGGGTGGGCATTGCTCGACCTGTTTTTGGCAGGTATTCTTTCAGCCGCATTTATAGCATGCATTAAGACAGCTATTACGATATACGAGAAAGGAAGAGGGAATGACTAGGACTCCTTTTGACGGAACAGACGATCGGTATAATCCTTTGAGTGGCTATATTTCTATAAAGCCAGACGGTACAATCAAAGGAATTGACCAGAGAAAGTTTGGTGAGCTTAAACCAACTAAAATATCATTGTTTGGAAACCATGAAAGAGGATGGGGTGTAAGCGTTTCTCGTGACGGAGAGCTAAGCCAGACAATATTGCCACAAAGAGAAACCGTTATATCAGATGGTTCTGTCCCTTATTTAAGGGAGTCTCCAGTTGTAACCCTGCATACCTTTACATTGGATCAAGCTAATAGGGTTTATGGATGGCTAGGACGAATGGGAACTGCGCTAGATCGTAAGGCTAGTGGTCTAAGAATGCTGGCCGTATCTATCGCACTACAGGAAGTATAAAAATGAACTTGCTAAACTTAGACATGTGCCGTTGTCATGACGATACATGCCCCAAAAGAGAGTCATGCAAAAGGTGGCTTTCAAAGGAAGAGGGAGGCCCTGGAGACTGGGTCACTCACCAACTTACACATCGTAAGCATATGGATTCAACAACGGAATGTGATTCATATATCGGAACTGAAAACACAAAAACAAAGGTATAACATGTTAGGCGAGACTTTATATGTAAATAGAGATATTGAAATTCCTAGTAACCACAACAAGCTTACTCGTAGAGATATTATAGCCCTTGAGATCATGAAAGAACGGCATACTTCTGCTGGTATTCAAAGTATAGCAGAAATGGCCGACGAGCTTATAAGAGCCAATGATAAACTAGACAAGGGTCTAGATGAATAAGCGTATAATAGGAATAGACCCAGGAGCTAATGGAGCATATTCCGTGTTATTCGAGGACGGTAAAATGGAAGTAAATAACCTTCCAGAAGCGCATGAACTCGTAGAAGTAATCAATGAATTGATGAACGCAGAGCCTGACGTTAAGGTAATATGCTACTTGGAAAAGGTTGGAGGCTTTATAGCTGGAAGAGCGAATCCTGGATCGGCTATGTTCAATTTCGGTGAAAATTATGGAATGCTGAAGGGAGTAATGATGGCTTGTGGAATGCCTTTTATTTTGGTTACTCCTCAAGCATGGCAGAAGGGTATAAGCGGACTTGAGTCAGGCAAAGACAATCAATCAGCAAGAAAGCATGCGCTTGCCAATGAAGCAAAGAGAAGGCATCCCACTCTGAAGATTACTCTAAAAAATTCAGATGCAGTGTTGATAGCAGACTATGGTGATAGAATGGAGCGTTTCAAGTAGTTTGTGTAAAAGACTATACGATAAACAAATTAGGACTTTATGGATAAAAACAACGACATTCTAAGCCTTTTTGAGAGGCTGACAATTAAGGTTACTCTATTAGCTAAGGAAGATACGGAAGAATCCTTACGAAGGCTTGTTTCTCTAAATAACGATAGAGAAGAGCTTCGAGCTAAATTGTTACTAATGTTAAATAAATCAAACATTGAAGAAAGTTACTTTACAAATGAATAGGATAAATGGAAGCGGAAGATTTATTAGCAATAGACAAAAAGAGGCGGAGACTTACACATACAAGCTATACAACGAAAGGGAGCTTCTAAGATCGTATGTAAAGATTCTAGTTGAAGCCTTAGAAGAGTGCAGTCGTATTTCAGTTGAGACGGACTGTGAAGGTAGTGGTAGAATTACAGAAATATGTAATTCGTCGATTAAGCGAGTAACAGGGAAGGGTGGAGAGCATGACAAAGCAGCCAGAACTTTTTAACTCAGCGACTAAATATAATCATTCAGAATCATATTCAAATGACGCCAAGGCGCGCATAAACGCCCTTTACAACAGAAGAAATACTACACCTTGGTCGGATAAAGAAACGACCATTTTACGCAGGCTTTTAAAAGATTACTGTGTTACTGGAATGGCGGTGTTTTTAGCCGATTTGAACAGCGTAAGCGAATATTACCAATATCTATACGAAGAATCTTTAAAGCCTCCATTTTCTGACTTTCGACGTCGTCAGATAGACACGTTTCTTCGGAACTTCCAAGGGGAGGTTGACAAAGCAAAACAATGGTCCATTAGGCGCGACGCAATGGATTCATTTTCGAAAAACTCTGGTCCTAATGGATGGAGGTCTGCAATAGCAGAAATCTACAAAGGATCTGGAATTAAAATTCCTTCTTCATGGTCTATCGTAGACGAAGGAACAAGGGCTGAAGTAATCAGGAGGATGAAATGTTAACTGATGATATTGTAGAACTTCGTTATAAAAACAGTGTAATCCAAGGCAAGTTGAAGGAAATGCTCAAGCAATGTGATGAACTAGGTTTGTCACTTCTAAAACTATCAGAAACATGTCATCTCAATCAGAAGGTATCGCAACAGAACTCCCACATAATTCAGATGCAGAAGAAGCGTTTCTGGCATGTTGTGTTATTGATCCGAACTCGTCTATTGGCTTGGCTAGGGAGAAAGGACTGACAGACGAAGCCTTTTATAGCCCTAATCATGCTATACTTTGGAAGATATTGGATAAGATGGACAGAGACAGAGTTGGGATAGACCAGATTTCCCTGTGGGATAGGCTTAAAACAACTAGCATGGAATCCGTCGAAGGTAAGAGATGCCCGGATGCGAAAAAATCAATTGATGAGGTAATCGGGGGATTTGATCTCCTAAACAGGATCACAGTTAAGGTAGAGAGCGTTTTGAACTGCAAGCTGTGGCTTAGCATGGTCATGGATAAGTGGACGCTCAGAAAGGTCATTAAAGCGGCTCATGACTCAATTGAGCTATGCTATACTACTGAAGGATTGAGCGCAGAGGATGTCCTTTTAAAATCGCAGTCCGATGTTTTCGCGATCACAAGCTCTTCTGGTAGCAACTTTCCTAAGGACATGAGAGAAGCGAAGAAAGAGCTTACAGATAGGATGTCAGCCCGTAGGGACAGAAAAGGAATGGGATCGGTTACGAGTGGATTGAATGACCTAGATAAGATTACAAGCGGACTGGAAGGCGCAGAGATGATGGTAATTGGTGCAGACCCCAAAGGGGGGAAGACAGCCCTAGCTCTGAAATACGTGGAGAATACTCTATGGCCGACAGACATGCACGCAACGCCTGGAGCCGTCCTTGTTTTCAGCTTGGAAATGAAGGCAAGCCAACTAATGCAAAGAATGGTTCAGTCACGCCATTCTATAATAATCCAACGCGTAAAAGACGGATTCAAGTCAGAGGTTGACCGGTTTAACGCGGGCCTAGATGAATTAGAAAAAGCTCCACTGTTCATTTATGACAAAGCAGACATGAAAATGTCTGACATAAGATCGTTATCTAGGCGACATATTCAAAAGCATCCTGACACAAAACTCATTGTTGTAGATTATCTTGCCCTAGTATCTCCAGAGAGCGAGAGGTCTGTTAACAGAACAGACATTAACAATTACATCTCCCGTGGGTGCAAAACAATGACAATGGAGTTAGGAATCCCTGTCATTTTAAACGCGCAGTTAAATAGGGAAAACAGAAAAGAAAAGGAATACACTCAACCAAAAGCAGTTCACTTGGATTATGGTTCTGGTTGTGAAAAGGATTGTGACAAGATGGTTTTGATAGGAGTAAAACCTTCAGGGGAGAGGGAGATCGTTGTTTCATATCAGCGCGAAGGCGGGAGTGGCAGTTTTGTCCCCGAATTTTGTGGATGGTGCGTAAGGTTTGACAATCATGGAGAAGGGCCAAACCGGAAATCACGACAAGAATCATACGAGCCTCAGAGCTCAATTTTCTAATGGGAGAATCTAAAACAAAAACTCAAGCGTTGATCGGAATGGTCAAAATCTTTGATCATCCTACCAGATTTTATGTAAAATCAGGTTCAGATTCAGGAAAAGCATATGTAGTGGATATTGCGCAACTACCTGATGAAGAAGGACAATTCATGCACGGTCTGGAATATAACGGAGTGTGTGACTGTGAAAACTTCAAAATTAGGCTTGCTCCTTTATTGAAAAATGGTAAACACGTATCCAACGACACCCGATGCAAGCACATTGTGTCGGCAACATACTGGGCGGGCCTACATTATGCTAGGATCATGAGCTACGTCGAAGAAATGGCGCAAGAGCATCCTAAAGAGTGGGGACCGACGTGGAATGTATTAAGAATGCTTTTCACTAAAGGACCAGATTCGTTAAATATTTCAACAAAGGAACAGAACGATGAACGAAACAGATATTAAAAAGTGTATTAAGCGACAGGGGATGTGGAACAGTCTAAAGGACTATCCTGTTTTCGCAGAAGGCGATGCATCGGCAATAAGGAAGTTTCACATGAAGCCATGGTGGCACGCTACAAAGGCAGAAGCGCAGCTTGCGATTGCTACACGCCGCGAGGATGAGCGTATAGCAGCGCGGAAGAAGACCGGTAAGCAGTCCGCCACGAAGCCAAAGACCATCCTTGACTGGCTCGAAACCATACCGGACGAGCAGATTCGAGAGGCTGCTGTTCGACAATACGATTCAGAGTTTGACGATTGTATCTACCCTGAAGATAACCTTCAATATGCTATTAACTATGCCTTCAATTGGAGCTATACAAATGAGGGGGCTTCGTTCTGGACCAAGTGTCATGAGGCTGCCTTAGGACTATGCCAGTGGCCTAAATACCCAGTCACAAAGCCCGAACCAGAGACACCAGCGCAGCGCGACGCCCGCATCAAGGCTCTTGTAGAAGGTTACAAGGCCAATGGTGGCCCTATTACCAATGAGCAGCTGACGGACGAAGTGGATAAATGGCTTATTGAAAACAATGTTCACTACTACGCATCAAGAATCGTGATGCGTGATGGAGAGCCTGAGCGAGGAGACATAGAGGTTTATTCATTTGTTT